AAAAATAAAGATAAACTTGTTGAGTTAGCCAATACTGAAGCAGATTTTATCTATTGTAAGAGTAATGGTAAGTTATTCTTCAATGAGAATCAATCTCAACCTGGGTTTGGTGATGGTGGAGTCATATCTAAATTGTTTGATAAACCAAAACTGGATCAGGATAACTTTAACTTCATATCAATACTCGATAATCTAGAAATTTTGCCCGTACAATCTCTAATTTAAAATGACTTTTACTGTATATTCTAAGGATGGATGTCCATTCTGTGTCAAAGTATGCCGTGCTTTACAACTAGCTGAAATACGGCATGTGATATATAAACTTGATAGGGACTTTACCCGTGAAGAGTTTTATGATAAGTTCGGACAGGGATCTACTTTCCCTCAGGTCCTTTCAGATGACACTGTAATTGGTGGATGTACGGAAACTGTCAAGTATCTACGAGAACAAAAATTGCTTTAAAGCTTTAAATGGAACAAGAGATTTACGAGATTGTAGAACAAGCAATCGACTTCGTATTTGAAGGTAAGTATTATCTCAATTTATATCAACTCCTCCAACTAAAGAAATCACCAAAAAGCACCGCAGATAACTTTTTAGAAAGTTCTGTTGCGGATGAAATAAAAAATCTTGTGAATGAATTGAACGAATATTTGGAAGGAGGACAAGATGAACAACACAAACAACTTAGAGAAGCATATGGTCATTTAGGGAAACCTCAGGCCAGAAAAATTATGAATTATCTTCAAGGGTTCTTAGAAGATGCAAGGAGGTATAGTAATGACCGAAAACCTGGAAGACGAAAGAAACGATCTAAATAATAATGAAATCCATATAAATCGTGGATTCGAGTTAATGCTTAGGCCTCGTAAGAGGAAGGAGAAGGAACCACCACCAAAGACTTTTCAAGTAAAGTTTGGTAAAATGGTTTCTCTCTTGCGTAGAGAGTTTGTATTTCACCTAAACTTTTACATAGACATTAGGAAAAAATAACTCTCTGGAGGGGAAAAAATGTTAGCAGTAACCTTGACTATCGGCACACTTGTCTCTATAATGATGTTATTAGTTGGAGGTGTGGTAGGATGGCTCGCAAAAGAGCACATGTATAATACACAACCAGTCTATACACACCCAGAGATGTTCGATGAAAATGGGAATATTCTTCCCGATGAAATTTTAGCAGTACGATTTGAAAACAGTTATGACGAGTTCGACGAAGAAGACGGTTAAACCGATCGCAAAACTTCCTATTAATCCTTTTGTATATGAAGTCTTAGAACTTGCTGCAAAGCAAAGAACTAAGGCTAAAAAAATCGAAGTCTTGAGAACCTATGCACATGATTCTATCAAGTCCATTTTTATTTGGAACTTCGATGAGTCTGTAATCAGTCTTCTTCCAGAAGGCGATGTTCCATATGAAGAAGTTGATGAACAAGTTGCGTACTCGGGTAGTCTCTCCGAGAATATCCAAAAAGAGATTGGTGGCGGGGAAGTAGCAACAAAACAAGATGGTAAAGGAAAGTCATCTTTGCGTAGAGAATATACTAAACTCTATCATTTTATCAAAGGTGGCAATGACTCTCTGAGTAAGACACGAAGAGAGTCAATGTTTATTAATCTTCTACAAATTCTTCATCCAAAGGAGTCTGAAATTTTGATTCTTACCAAAGACAAATTACTCACCGATAAATACAAAATAACATTCGATAATGTAAAAGAAGCTTATCCCGATATTGCTTGGGGAGGCCGATCATGACCGTAACCGCCGAAAGGGAGGAAAGTATGGCAGGATTTGAAGACCGGAATATTCTGCCAGAAAGGTATTCGTGTCAAATTCTTCAAGAAAAAACAACTCTTGCTGCTGCAAATGACAAGTCATTACCAAATGATGCAAGGTTGATCTTTTATACTGTAAATGGCGTAGATTATATTGATTTAGTTCGTTGCAGAAAAACTGTAGAACTATTTGATATGTACTATGATGCATATGGTCCAGGAGTTGTCAAGAAAATTGACTTTGGTTATGGTCAAGTCAATCCAAAACTCTGGGGTTATGAATCAAAGAACAAAGAGAAAAAGAAATGAGTAATGGATTTGATGTTGAATTCAATCTTCCACAAGAAGATATGGACAAACTTTTGAAAAAATATAAAAAACTCAAGAAATATCAGAAGTCTTCATTATTTGCCATCAAAACTATGGACGGTACTGAAGAAGTGATAAGTAAGATGATTCATGAAGTGGAGGACAATCCTCTGTGACATGGGTAAACATTATCTTTTGAATTTATATGATTGCCCTTTTGATATTTTAAATAATGAATTGTTCTTGACGCAGGTTATTACTGAGGCAGCACTTTCGACTAGGGCTACACTACTAAAAGTAATTTCAAACCAGTTTCATCCTCAGGGAGTAACTGTTTTAGCTCTTTTATCAGAGAGTCATATTAGTATACATACTTGGCCTGAAAAGGGAACTGCTGCTGTAGATATCTATACCTGTGGAGAATGTAGGCCTGAACTAGGATGTCATAAAATTATTGACATGCTGGAAGCAGGTCATCATAAGATAGGTCAAATTGAACGTTGACAAATTTTTAAAATACATATATGATCTAACTAAGTATCCTTTTTATCATGCATTACAAACCGTATTCACCTGAATGGCATAGACATAGGTACTTGAAAGAAGCTATCTACAAGTACCTTGATGATGGTGTTGAAAACGAAATTATCATGGACGATATTCTAAATATAGTGTGTGAGCGTCAAGAGCGAGCACATGCAGAGTATCACAAACTCGAAGATCTAGAGCTAAAATTGCGAGACTAAAATTCTATCTACCAAGTATAGACTTAGACTAGAAGGAATTTGTAGACAAATAGCAAATAAAGAAGAAGTCTCTCTATCAGATATGATCTGGGTAGAAAAGATTGCCAAGGCACATACAACAGCAAGAGACTGGTTAAACAAAGCACGCCGTCAAGCCTCTCAAGATATTCAAGAGGGTAGTATAGACGATTTTATGAATAAGATGGGACTAGGAGACCCCGACCCATCTAATTACAAAACGGGGTTTGATGGTGCAGATGAAATTGTAGATTGGTTCAAACAAGATAAACCTGATGACTGGCGACAACGTGACTAAACTGAATATTGCCAAGAATTTAGTAGAGAAAATTGAAGATCTTTTAGACGGCAAAGCACATTACGTTGAGTGCTGTGACCGTACTACGCAACACAGAAAAATTGTCATTGAATACGATCACAAAGAAAAATGCAAGCATTAGTGTATGGTAACGGTGGTCAAGAATCAGAACGAGCAAAAATGATTCTTGAGGCATGTGGGCAAGAAGTAAAAGAGTTCTTGCTCGGTGCTGACTTTAGTGATAGACAATTCAGAGCAGAATTTGGAAGCGAAGCTGAATACCCTCAGGTTGCCATAGGACTCAAACACAGAGGAACTCTAAAGGAAACGCTCAAGTACATGTCCGATAATGAAATGTTTTCATAACAAAACATTAAATCGTATCACATGTTACATAATGAGTTGACTATATAGGCTGTAAAGGTTATAATAGCCTCATACGTTCATCTCATGCTCGGTATCTTACTGGCATTGACCCTTGCCCATCATAATGACGGATCACCCTATGGGTGGCACATGACTTGTGAAAGGTTCTTACAGAGACGAGTAGAAATCCAAGCGGATCCCAATCTTGGCCTTCGGTCAAAGTTGAATCTAATAGGATATCTTAAGTCAAAAGTAGAAGGTCAATGTGAAGGTACATATACATGAGACGCAAGTAAGTCGCGGAACGGAGCGTTCATCCCATGTTTGAATTTTTACTTTACTCTGGTATTCACTGCATCGATGCTAAAGATATGGTCCGACGTATCGAAGCAAATAGCAATTTAAGTAAAATTATTCAGGCCGAGGTGATTGAGACCGTAAAGGAAGCAACACCTGAGTGTAAATGGGACGCAAACGACTGAAGGAACGGACCTAAAAATCCAACTACTTCAGGAGAAAACCAATGAACACACTTACTATCATCAAAAAGCAAATCAACAAGGCAGCAGCTCTGCATGACGCACAGATCACTCTCACCAAATATCGTGGTGTAGATTATGAAGTTCGTAAAGCAGTGCAGGAGTCTCACGGCACCTTCTGCTATCGTGGTCGTACCTACACCAAGTGAGGCAATCATGGAAGCACTACAATTAACTGGGATTTTAACCTTGGGTTGTTTTGTTGCTATATCGGTATTTTATGGTGAACTCGTCCTTCTTTACAAACACTGAGGGAAAAACAAATGCTGAAGATCAAACTTTATTATGATCTTCCCGAATATAATCCAGAAGTTCACGATCCTGATAGGATTTTTAGACTTCTAACATATCGTGGAGTAACTTACGCTAAGTGGATTAACTTAAAGTCACTGGGTGTATCAAACTGGAAAGTATTTAAATGAGGACCTTGACGGGTCCTCTTTTTTTGTCTATAATTAGTTGAAACTATACTATCTTATGGAAAGAGACAAACTTAAATTGATAGTACGAAATCTAAAACTTCTTGTTGAAGCATTGGAGTCTGAAGTTTATTCGGATACTGATGCTTATATAACACGGCAAGAGAATTACGATGATCCTGCTGCAAATTTCATAACTGATTACGACGAAGTATTTAATGACGATGATGGCTACCCAGACTGATTTAGTAAAACTTATCTCTGTTACTCCTGATGCAGAGAAGCACATGGCCTATTGTGCTCGCGTAAGTAATCCAAACAATCAGGAGAATGAAAAGTTTGCAGGTCTCCTCAGATATTGTATCAAGCATCAACATTGGAGCATCTTTGAGCAGGCAACAATGACTCTAGAGTTGAATACTACAAGGGGAATTGCGGCCCAAGTGCTTCGGCATAGGTCTTTCACATATCAAGAATTTTCACAACGTTATGCTGATTCCTCCTTATTGGGTGAGACGATCCCGCTCCCCGAACTCCGCCGCCAAGACACCAAGAATCGTCAGAATTCTATTGATGATGTTGACCCATTTGTTCGTCAGGAGTTCCAGATTAAAATTAAGAAGTACTTTGAAGAAGGTATGAAACTTTATCAGCAGCTGCTTGATGCTGACATCGCAAAAGAATGTGCCAGGTTCGTTCTCCCCCTAGCCACACCGACTAGACTCTACATGACAGGATCAGTCCGCTCATGGATTCATTATATTGATTTGCGCTCGGCCAACGGCACACAGAAGGAGCACATGGACATTGCTAACCGTGCTAAGGAAATCTTTTGCGAGCAGTTTCCTGCTGTTGCAGAAGCGATGGGGTGGGTTGAATAAATATTACAAATTGAATTA